TGATGTTATGATATTACAACATACATCATTGAGTCCGTTTCGCGACATCAGCAAATTTATTGTTGATGATATGCTAAATGGTTCGATGGAAGGAGTGCTCCTTTCTCGAAAAGAGACTGGTTTACTTAGCCGTTACACGGTTAAAGGCATGACCCAGTCGATACTCACTTACACCAGCGATGGTGACCGTTATCAATATCCTGGTTATAAAGGATACGTTGACACTCCAACACAATACGGTGATTGTGGTGGTCCTTATATATTAAGAGGACGTAACGGTATAGTGGTTGCAGGATTTCATGTTGCAGCCAAAGTTGTTGAGGGCAGATATGCCACGTCTGCATTTGCATGTCCATTGTTTAATATGGATAGTGATAACTCAACTTTCATCCCGCATTCATACGACGGGTTTGATTTAGGTAAGACTTACATTTGTGAGTATGACCTACAAGTTAAGCCTGTTCAACACCAGAAGTGTCCTATTAGAGACACTACAGGTAGTGAAGTTATAGTGTTTGGTTCAATTAATACGCATAGGCGTAAAATGAAGACAAACGTCAAGAACACTTTAATGTGTCAAGACGTATTAGATCATTATGATTTGTTAGAGCCAATGCACATATCTCCTGCGGGTATAAGCTCACACCAAGCTACAATTAATAATGTAGATCCTATGTTTGAGAAATTAATTTTTCCTCAATCATATGTGACTCGTGCCGAGCAAGCACTCTATGAATGGTATTCGAATACCATTGAAGAGTATGAAATGCTAATATCTCCTTGTCCATTGAATATGGACAGTGCCATTAATGGCATAGATGGTATAGCATATATGGAACGAATGCCTGTCAAAACGTCAGGCGGTTTCGGCCATAAAGGACCTAAAAGTAAAATTTTAGTAGAATTACCTCCAACCGAAGAACACAATGTTCGATACGGTTTTAATGATGATCTTAATGAGGAATACGAACGTATGCTTCATAATTATCGTGAAGGTAAGCGTAATAACATCATTTGGGATTTCAACTTTAAAGATGAACCCATAACACATGATAAGTTGCGTAAACAAAAGTGTCGCATTTTTAATAGTGGTCCTGCGGCATTTATCGCATTGGAACGACAGTTTTTTCTGTGGTGCATTCCATTGTTTAGTGGTCCACTTCGCCATAAATTTGGTATGGCTATTGGTGCAAATTGCTATGGTAATGATTGGAAAGTTCTTTACGATCATATAACCAGGCATGGCACCGGACGCCTCATTGCAGGCGATTACTCCAAATTTGATAAGCGTATGTCAGCACAAATGATGTGCGCAGCTTTCAATGTTTTATTACGCATTATGCGTGATAATGGGTGGAGTGAGAGTGACATTTGTGTCGCTCGTGGCATAGCCACAGACATCTGTTATCCTGTATCCAATTGTTTTGGAACTATAATAGAAACCGAAGGTAGCAATCCTTCTGGTCATTCTCTTACTACAGTGATTAATGGCATGGTCAACATTATGTATATAATGATTGCTTCAATGATTATTGAAGAAGAACGTGGTGTCGAGCGCATTGATTATTCTAACTTCTTAGATTATTGCTCAATACTTACGTATGGTGATGACAACTGCATGTCGTGTAGATATGCATGGTTGAATCACGTGAATATTTCCAATGCATTAGCTAAATATGGAATTATTTACACCACAGCTGACAAAGAGTCAGAAATTGTCCCTTTTATAGAAGTGAGTCAATTGGATTTCCTGAAGAGGAAATTCATAATTGGTCTTCACGGGAAGGGGACAGTAGGTTGTCCGTTGGCAGAGGAATCTATTATTAAGATGCTCACTGTTGTAACGTACAACGGGAATATTACTTTCGATCATCAGTGCGCTGAAGTTATCAGTGCTGCTAATAGGGAGTATTTTCAGTATGGGAAAGAACGATGTGATAAAGAATTTGAATTCTTAAATTCGCTCGTTGATAAATATGAGTTGCGACCATACTTAAATGATGGCAAGCTTCTCAAATATGATGAACAGTACTTAGCACTGTTCGATGAACCGAGAAGTTCTAAAACTACAGAGACCGAAATGTCTAAAAACTAGCTGAATGCACTTTAGCGGTATTGCCGCATGTCATATAGACCATTTGTACAATATATTTATCATGTTTAGTATTAAGCCAAAACTTAAAACCAAACCCTCCCAAATAACATCCAACTGTTGTGTTGGTGACAAAATCTGCGTTTGCAGACATTGTTATTATCATAACCCTGAGTCAAGGGATGCTCGAGTTTATGTAGATCATTTGATCAAACGTGAACTAGAGGAAAGGAGACTCAAAATAGAAGATGAAGTAATTCAGGTTCAATCTGGTTCTGAGAAGGTCGCCAACGTTAAAGTTGAAGACACATGTAATGAAACTGAAATGAATCTTGAATTTAGTGATGCCGTTCAACAATATAGTTTGGTAATCGGCGATCAAATCTCAGATCCGACCTTCGGCATGTCCAAAGTTGGTGATGCAGATGGCTTAGAGCATTTTCTTGAACGTCCTGTCGAGATTTTCTCTAAAACTTGGCAAGTTGGTGAATCGCCAGCTTATGTCAATGAGATTAACCCGTGGGTTTTATTTTTAAGTAATCCCCGTGTTTTGAATAAACTTGATACCTTCAAGTTATTGCAGGGCAATTTGAACATTAAGATCATGGTTAATGGTTCACCATTCCATTATGGTCGTATGTTCTTTGGGGTTAGACCGTCAGTATATGACAACAATCCGTTAAATATTGGCCCAAAAGT